GAATATAATAATATAGGATCTGCTATAAGTGCATTGTTAGAGTCTAATAGTCCTCTAAAAATATCAACACTATCATTTACTATATTTTCATTTAAAACAGTTGATATAAAAGTTGTATCTGCACCTGATAAAGTAATATTTAAACTTGTTTTAGTAAGATCAGTTTCTTCTGTAAAAGTTGGTGTAGCAACTAAAAAAGGTGAGGCGGTATAGGTGATGCTAGATCCTGAAACAGACGATGTTAAACTGAAACTATTATCTGTAATATTTACAGGTGTTGCAAAACCAATTGACAACAAATGAACTGGTCGTATTTCATTTGTTAATAGTTCGTTCTTGAGTGCTGTCGTTAGTGTTCTTGCCATAATCTTCTATACTCTTTCTAATTACCTTTATATCACCATTTACTTTAAAGTCTGCATTTTTTGATGGAAACTCATGTTCATTTAATTTAAGTTTTACAACATCAATACTATCAGCATCTACAATCTCTTCTGCCAATATATCAGCGTTCATAAAATATTTAATTTTATATTGCTTCTTCAACATCTAATTCAAATTCGTATAAAAGATTTCCTGTGTTATCTGCACCCACAGCACCAAACTCTTGTATATCATTTGTTAGATGTACAGTAAAAGGGACATTATTGTAGGTAACAACTTCATCATCAGCTAGTGTATTTATAAGAGGTGGCTCAATAGTAACAGTAGCCGCATTTGAAGATGATGTTACATCTTCTACAATCATATAAACTTTTGTGTGGGAGGCAAATTTAATTAAGTCTCCTGCCTTAAATCTACCTGCCCCATCACCTGCGAAACCATCCATTGCAATAGTAGTATCTCCTAAAGAATGTGATCCATTTACAGAGATTACATTAGTTTCGCTTCCTCTGGTGCTTTTGACCTCTGGAGGAATAATGGTAAAATTTTCTTTTGATGATCTTTGTTTCATAATAAAAGCCATAAGCTCTCCATATACATCTGATCTTTTTGCTGTAATAATATTAGCTGTAAATCCAAATCTTTGATTATCTACTTGTCTTGCAAGTTTTTTACCATTTATAGATTTTGATATAATAGTGTTTTGATTAGACTTAATACCCATAGTCTGGAATGCTGAATTAGATATTGGAAATGCACCTGCCATTATATTAGTTCTCCTCTGCCTCTCTCAGTTAAAGCATTATTTATAATTGATGTAATTGTTGCTCTATTTTCTACAAGTGCTTCATCAAAACCTCTTGAGTCTATTGTATTGATATTAAAATTTACATTTACAGCTCTACCACCCATGCCTCTTGCAGATTGTGTTACCTGACCTGTTGCATTAGGTATAAATAATTCTGGCCCTCTCTCACCAACAATAGATGCTCTCCCTGCCATCAAAGCTCCTCCATTAGCTTTACCCATAAATGGAATAGACAATAATGTTGATACAAAATCTCTTTTGGATTGATCTTTTTGAGCTTTGTTTTGTTTATTTTTTTCAGCAGTTATTTGTTGTTCAATTCCTAATTTTACTAAAAGATTTGCAATAGCTGTCTGTTCAAGAACAACTTGTAATGCTATTTTTGCGGCTATCTCTACTAATGCAGAAATAATTTTAATTAGTATTTGTTCTCCTAATACCCTAAAAGATTTTTGAAGGTCTTTGCCTAAAACTATTTGTTCAGCAATACCTTTTGACATACCTTTGATTCCCATATCAAATATTTCAAATGCTTGTTGAGATAATTTTGTAAGTTTCTTTAATGATTCTTCATTAAGTTTTTCTAATTCTTCTCTAAATGGTGATATGTTTCTTTTTAATTTAGCCGCTTCTGCATTTGCTTCTGCTATTTTTTTGCCAAACTCTACTGTTGCTAATGTATTCTTTTTTATGTTTTCTCTTACTAAATCAAAACCACCTCTAATTTTTTTTGTAGCATCTTCCATTTCCAAAAGATGTTTAAAGTTCATATCTAAATCCACTCCCATACTTTGGAGTAATTTTTTAATTTGATTTATAACTAGACCTAAAGCTAAAACTAAGACTCTACCTTTTGTTCCAAGCATAAGAAAACCTAATATTCCAAGCTCTCTTACAACAGGTGGTAAGAAATTAATTATATCTATTACACCTTTTATTCCTGATACAACCATTAAGAAAAAACCTTTAGTCATATTGAATAAACCAACTATTCCAACAACAGCTTCTTCTATAAAACTAACTAATCCTGTTCCTAATCTTTGAGAAAAGTCTTTTAGTTTTTTCTCATTCTCTGCAAGAAGTTCATTAATTGTAATTAGACCACCTTTTATAAAATCAAAAAAACCAGCTTCATTTGTGCCTAGTTGGAATTGAAAAATTTTATCTTGGATCATTGATAGAGTACCATCAAATGTAGTACCTAGAAATTTAGCGGCCTCTCCAAACTTACCATTTGGTCCAAACACTTCATCTAATTTTTTCTTTGTTTCTTCAACAGTAACTGCAACACCAGATGTAAAACCTAACATCTCTCTTACACCACGTTCTCTAAATATTTCTGCTGAAGCTATACCTGCTGATAATGACCTTTGAATCTGCTCTGCGGTAATTCTAAAATCTAATCCTGTTACCGCCGCTATGTTACCAACAAGCTGTAAGTTTTTTCCTAGCTCATCTGCATCTTTTGATACAACTGCTAGATTACCTGATGCCTGTGCTATTTCTTGAAGTGTAAATGGAACTTTACCTGCAAACCTGACTAATGTATCAAATGCTTTTCTACCTTCTTCAACTGATCCAAATAATAGTAAGAATCTTAATCTTAACTGCTCTACTTCTCTACCTACATTTATAAATGATCTTACAACTAAACCAGCACCAATACCAACGATTGCAGATTGAACAGAAAATAATGATCTTTTAAGATTTGCAAGACCAGCTTGTACACCTCGTAAAGCTACCTTTGTTTTGTCTTTTGCTAATATATTTAATACTAAATTCTGTGCCATATTCTACATTGGTTTTTTTCTATCGTACTCATCTTTTTCTAGCATTAAAAATCCTAACCACAAGTTAAATTCAGCTTCTGACATATCTAATACTTGCTTTAAGGTTATTTTTAACCTATCGGCTAGTATTAACATATTTCTTAATTCAGGTGTAGTATTTACTTTTTTTTTGACTCGTAAGCTGTCGGTGCTGAAACCATTGCGGCGGCTATCTTGGCCAAGACATCAGAATCTACTTTGTGCATGATGTCTAATTTGTCAGTTGTTTGGAATAATTTATTACCATCGTTGTCAAGAGCTTTCATTATTACAATATCAGCAAGTAAAGCAACGTCATTTAAGCTGTCAGATTTAGTAAATAATTTTTTCTTTTCTGCTAATGTTATAGGATTCCAAAAGATAGTTGATGGTTTTCCATCATCATCCTTCCATTCCTCTATCTCAATAGATTGTACACCTAGCCCTGCAAAATGGGACTTGGCTCTGTCTATTATTGACATAAATTATTATTCAGTTCCTATTGTTAAAGCACCAGTTCCTTGAAACGTAACACTTCTTGCAACTATTCCATCTAAAGGTTGATTAACAGACATACCAGTAATGATACCTGCTCCTTCAAATTTTCTGTCACCAGATGAGCTACCTTCTGGAAGTAGTTTGAAAGTAACACTTGCTCCTGCTGTTAATTGTGTTTGCACACTATCAGCTTCGTCAAAGTGCATTTCTAAAGTACCTGAAAATGAAGTTCTACCTGCAACAAATGATTTTGCCGCATCTTCCATTTTCGTACTCTCTACAACGTCTCCAGTAGTTTCAAGTGTAAATGAAGTAAGTTCACCTACTGCTGAACCTCCGACTACAACTTGTCCTTCTTTTCCATGATGTACTGCCATATTTTCTCCTGTAAAACCCTTATATTATTTTTCTTCTTCCTCGTCAAACTCTTCTTCATCTAATTCTTCTTCATCCCACTCTTCTTCTTCAGATGAGTTTTCTTTAAGTTCATTTAACAAGTCTTTTACCTCTTCACATAATAAAGATTCTTTATCGTGTAAATGTTCAATCTTTTCTATTTTCTTTTCTATTTTTTCTATAATTTTGTCTGACATATTGCTCCTTATGGTGTTCCTGCTTCAAATGTGTAAATACACCTTATAGTCATCCGTATCCCACCGATTGGGAATAAAGTCCCTTCGTCTGTTTCCACAGATACGATTTCAGTATCAAGTGCATTGCCACTTCTAGTAATATCAGATTCTAGTTCTGTTTCAATAGCAGTTATCAACTGATTTCTTAATGTATCAATATTAGACTCTGCACCTTTTACAAAACCGCTTAAAACAAAGTCAATAGTGCCTTGCCTTCTCTTTGCACCATCACCCATTTCTATATCTTCTCTTGTTTCTTCTGATGTTTGTACTATTACAACTGGGTATTGTTTATCTGATAATTCATCCAGATCAAATGGTTGTCTTGTTACCTTCTTGATTGATGGGCTAGTTATGCCACTTATTGTAGACGCTATGTTACTTGCAATATTCTCTCTTGTACTCAAAACTTCATCCTCCTAATTTCTTTTTCCATAAATCTTATAAATTGTTTCTTTATAATCTTTTCCGTTCTATTATTAAAACCAAAAAATTCTCTTTTTGGCTCATTTAATACCTGGTTAAACAAAGCTCTTGTTCTCATTTCTGCATTGTTAAAAAAAACAGATGCTTTTTTCTTTGAATGCACTTTTGTTGTTATAGCACCAAGCATCCTTCCTGTAAAAAATAAATCTACTTTTTGCGATTTACCCTCTGCTTGTAATCTTTTTAAATATGCTTCAGAATAAGGTGCAAATCTTCTTCTTCTAAAATCTTGTTGTTTTTTTGTTAATTCAAGTATTATTTCTCTTAATTGAAAACTAGCTTGTTGTAGTCCTTTTTTGGTGATGTTTGGGAACTTATTAAAAAATCTGTCTAAACTTCTTTGTATAGATTTAACATTAGAAGTTAATGTAACACTTACAGGCATTATCTAACCAGTTTTCTAAATCCATGTAATGGCTCTCTCTCATTGACACTTATAGATGCGTCTTGTTTTGAGTCATACTCTACACCATCTTCAAGTATCATTCTAAATTCTTTATTATACTCTGACATATAATATTCACCCATTCTCTCAAATCTATCTTTATCTGCTTCTGATCTAAATTTTGTTAATGCTGGTAACATAAATCTTCCAAGAAAAAGATATACACCTGCTCTTTTAAATTGGTCCAGATTAACTTTTGTATTATCCATCTCAGGAGTGTTTAATACTGTAATATCTGTATATACATTTGTTTTATATGTTGGCCACCACCTAGCTCTTAATTCTCTTAAAATATCGTTTGTAGTTTCTGATAAATAAAATGTTACTTCTGATGATCCAGATGCAAAACCAAAGTCATAAATATCTGATTGATATTTACTTACATCTGTTGCTACAATTACATCAGCACCTGTAAAATTAGCCATAACCTTTTATAATCCAAGTTTTGATTTTTTGCCAAAGTCTAATAATTCTTCTTCTTATTCCACCTTCAACAACTTTAATTTTTTTCTTCATAATTTCTCCTATGCTCTATGGGCGATTTCTCGCCCATAGAATTATGATTATTAGCTTACTATACTAGAGTCACCTTGTATTTCAACTCCGTATGTATCATGTAGTTCACCCACACCATACACAGCAGTTGCTACAATTTCGTCTGCTCTTAAAGAAGCGTCTCTTTGAGTTTCTACTTTTAGGTCTTGCATCATTGCCATACCTAAAGCGTCTCTGTGGAACATAGCTGATTTGAAATCACCTGCATTACCAGTATTCGCAATGTTAGAAGTTTCAAAGATTCTGATTCCACCGAGTGATCCGATAAAACCATTTCTTAATGCTTCGTTTGCTAAGTCAGATACATTTCCAGAAGTTGCAAATGTGTTTGTTATGCCTTTTTTAAGGTCATAAGCAATATCTGGATGAAATACTGCCGCTACATCATTTAAAGGAACATTGTTTCTTCTTAATGTTGCGATAGCTTGAAAGAAGTGTTCTACTGTAACCGCCGCCGCAGTTGAACCTACTGTATTTGAAAAACCATCAAATAAAGCTGTTAAGTCCAAGTCTTGTTTCTTAGCGATTGCTTCTCCAAACAATTTACCAATATCCCCTGCTACGTTTCTTGGAGCAGAGTTTCTTGCTAAATCTGTAAGAGTAGTCATAACACCATTCTCACTTGCAGTAATTGTAACTGAAGTAGGATTGACTTCTGTGTTGGATAGATCAGATGCTTCTGATACTGCACTTGCTGAAACATTCGCATATATCGGAATCTCAACTGACTTACCGCCACCTTGTATAGCATAGTTTCGTACTAGAGGTCTCATGATTGATTGCTCTGATGCTACGAATAATGCCTCTGCAACAATCTCAGTATATAGTTCCGAGAGTGTTGACGATGTTGTTTCGTTTGCCATTGTTATTTATCTCCGTTTATTTATTGTTTAAGTTGATTTGAACTGGTCCAGAGTCTCTTTGTTTGCGATACTCTGCATACTTTTTACGATCTTCTGGCTTACTCAAATCTAAATCCTGAATATTAAAAGGTTTTACAGTCTTACCTCCGACAGAACTCTGGCTTCCTGAACCAGACTTGCCACTTGCGGAAAAGTGTGGGTTTGCCTCTAAGAACTCTTTGACACGATCTTCTATGCTAAAAAGCTCACCTTTTGGGTTATATCTTATATTGCTATTGTTATCAAGGATTTCAATACGATTATCGTCACTCAGTCTAACTTGATTCTTAATTAAGTCACTTACTTGTTGAGGGTTAATTGCATTGTATCTTGAAGCAACAGATAAAAGACTATTATCAATCTTTTCTTTTTTTATATCTGCTCTCATCTTTTGCAGTTCAGCATCTTTACTTGCTATTTTCTCTTGCATCAATTTTTCAAGATCAGCTTTTGTTTTAGCTTCTTTGATTGCTCTATCTTTTTGAGCTTCTTCTTCAGCTTTTTTTTGTTCTTCAAGCTGTCTTGTATATTTAGATTGCTCTGCCTGAAGTCTTTGTTTGATAATGTTATCAAGCTGTTCTTGTGTAAATTGAGGTGCTGGTTTTACCTCGTCAGTTTTAGTTTCTTTAACCTGTTCTACAACAGCATCATTTTTCGGTTGATTAACCTGTTTGTCATCTGACATTTTTTTCTCCTTATATTATTAATTGTCCGTTACTATCATACCAATCTGGATTGACGTAACTCCATTGATGTCTGCAATTATAACCACCTCTGACTACTAAAGGATCACCTGGTTTCTTACCACTCCAACTTTGTCTGGCCCACAATTTTCTTACTTCGTCAATAGTGAAGAGATTACTCTTCCGTTTTCTATATACACCATTAAGCACATCTCTACAAATCCTTCTAGTTTCTGGTATTATATCTCCAAAATATTTAATATGTGTTAATCCTGCATCTAACGCTTTTTTTGCATTTACCTGTGCATCAAACTCTCTAAGGCCATCATTTAGAATCTGACTTGCATATTTTCTCATATTATCCCCAGCTCTATCTCTGCCAAATTTAGATTGTAATGTTTGAACTGCTTTATCAACCTCTGCTTGTGCTGACTTTTTGTTTTTGTTTTTCTTTATAAACTCTGCAAGTTTGTTTGCCTCTACATCATCTGATTTGCTATAAATACCATTTATAGTTTGTCTAAGCTCTGTTTCTAAATCTACAAAGTCTCTACCTATTAAAGTGTTTTGATAAACTTTATCAGCTAGTCTTTTTGTAAATGTATTAGATACATCTTTAAATTGCGTAAAGGTTTGTAGTTTAAGATTTCTTACTAATTCTAGATCACCTTTTGTAAGTTCCTGGAATGCAATAGGTATATTACCAATAGATTTAAAAGCTCTCTCAATACGTTTTGCTTGTTTGTTAAATCCACGTTTTGTTAATGTATCGGCCCATCCTAAAAACTCTCTTTGCATGATAGCTCTTATCTTAGGTCTTATGGATACTGCGGCTTGTAATTCTATTAATTTACCTGCTTGTGTTGGTAAGTCTTTTCCTGCAAGTCTTACAACATCATCTTCTATTTTATCTAATGTTCTCTGTAATGTTCGGTAATATTCTTGTTCTGCTCTATCTAGGTTTCTAATTCTATAAATAGTAAATTGTCTTACTTTGTCGGCCATTAGACTTGCTCATCTTCAACATCTTCTTCTTGTGGCTCATCTTGTGTAAATTGACCTACTTCTGATTGACCATCTATTTCTTCAAATGACTGGTTTAGTAATTCATCATCATCTATTACAGCTCTAACAATTTCTTTATCTACCTCTTTGTTAAATGTAGGTGATTCTATATTCATTGCTTTAGCCATAGAAAAGAATTGTAAGTCTGTTGCATAATCTCTTATATTAAAACTATCTGGATAATTTATTTCACCATCAAATGTAGTGTTTTGAAATGTTGCATATAATCTAAATATTTGCTCCTCTGCTATTTCTAAATTGTCTGCTTTTTCTGATAGTCTTGCGTTAAGTAATTCAAATTCTGTTTGTAATGCTATACCTGATGACACTTGTGTTTTTGTGGTCCTGATAGCTCCTGTATGTGCAATTCTATTTATAGCTTCTACTTTGTGTCTAATAGATTCCATAATAGCATTTAAGTTTTGTCCTGATGGTTGTAATAGATATGGTTTTAAATTTGAGTCTATTTCTTCTGGCATCTCTATTACAGCACCTGCACCTGCACTTGCGTTAACGCTTGGTGTTTTAACTAATGATGGATGGTTTGTTAATCTTATAAGTTGCTCTATTTCAGAATACTCATTGTAAATCGCTTTTTGTAAATCAGCTATATCAGTAAGGTCTGATTGACCAATCCCTCTCTTGTGCGATTTAGAATTGTATAAAATAACTGCTGGTATTTTGCCAATCAGATTATCGGCAGTATCTATAATAGAGGGTTCTTCGTTATCTTTTTGATACAATGTTTCTATACGATCTGGATACCACATTCTCATATAGATACCACCATCCTTATCTACCTCTTCTCTTACTTTTAAATAATCTAAATAATATTTTCCATTTACTTCTCTTTTAAAATTCCAGTCCAAAACATTCTCTGGAGTTACAATAGAGATATATGGTCGTATATCTTGATTAAGTTCCTCTGCCTTTGTTCTTGCTTGTATTGATGGTTTATCTAATATTAGAAAACAATGACCATAGATTGAAGCATAGTTTTGTGCTTGTTTCATCACATTGTTAAAACTATTACCTTCAAGGTCAGCGTCTTTTAAGAATGATTCTAAACTTGCTTCGTCTGCCATTGATCCAAAATCTCTTCTTGCTTTTGCTCTAAAAAGAAATGATGAATAAATTTGTATGATGTTCTTGCAATGGTTATCGCATGGTGTGTTGCCTAGACGCTGGTTGAACTCATTATCTAATTCTAAATTGTATCTGTTAAGATACTGGCCCAATGTATAATCATAACCTCCATTATAACTACGGATATAATACTCCCAGTTCATAATAGTCTCTTTGTAATCTTTATGAGTATCTAGTGCCTCGTCTCTGCTGTATGCCATACTTTCCTTCTTTAACATTCCATCTCTGAGCAGGACTTGGTGGTGTGATTACAATGAGAGGTTTAATAAAATCTATTAAATATCCCAAAGCATCGTTCATATGGTCAAATCCTTCCTCTTTATCAGGAATATTTGTATTCTCTTTGTATATCTGCCTTTGTAATCCTTTTATCAATGTTTTACAAGATTTGCTAACAAAAATATATCTATTACCATTTGCATCTTTTAATCTTGAATTAACATTGTTCACTCTGTCTCTAATTGCAGAATGTTTAAATTTAGCTTTAACCTGGAAACCAGCATTTTGTAAGATAGATAAATCTGTTTTGCCTCCTGCACTTGTTTTTCTTTGCCTACAAGCTGGGTCAGGATATATAATAATCCGCATTTTGCTACCATATCTATCTCTTATCTCCTGGCACATTTCATCAGTATTGCTTCCATAAATAATTATCTCATCTACGATATAAACCTTATCTTTATCTATTTGTGCTACACAAGCTGACATTGGCGATACGTTGAAGTCCATCCCAATATGTACAGGTTTGGAAAAGTCTATCTTTTTATCAACAACACTATCTACTGGATGAAAGTTATAATAAACAGCTCCTGCATAGTTTTCAAACGTACCTTCAAACTCCTGTCTAAATGTTCTAATGTCTATATCTTGTTTGGCCTGGTCCAGTTCTTCTTTTGTAACCATGCCACCTTCTAATGTAGTATATTGAAAAGACTCCCACTCTGGGTCTGTCTTACCTTTTAAATATTGTTCATATGACCAGTTACCAAAACCTCTTGGTGTTCCGCACATAAGGACTCTGCCTTTTGTATCTGCAACAGAAGCTCTCAACACTTCAGTCCAGGTCCTTTTATCTATATCTGCAAACTCATCTAATATTAAAAAATTTATACCGCTTCCTCGTAAGCTATCAAAGTTCTCTGCACCTTTAAGTGATATGGTGCTGTTTGTTTTTCTAATATGTATTGTAAGTGTAGTCTCATTGATGTCTTGTACCCAGTTATATTTGTAAAGCATCTCTTTAAGATTAGACCAACAAATCTCTTTTGCCATTTTAAGACTAGGTGCTACATACCATATTGTTTGATTTGGTATAGCGGCCTGTTTCATCATCTCAACTATTGTGAGATATGTTTTACCAAATCTTCTACCGCTTATAAGAACTCTGAATCGCTTTTGTGAATGACTCACCTGATATTGCGGATTTGTAAGTTTTATCCTCATAACAATCAAATTTCATAATAATTTTATGTTTGTTCACTTCTCTTTTTCCAAGTTCTTCTGTCTTTTCTATTGATTTATTGTATCCTTCAATCAAACACGAATACACATCATCATACTTTTCATCAAATTTGTGTGGATCAAGACATATGCCTTGATATTGTGAACACATCATTATTACTAAAACCCATTTCATTTATCATTTAAACATTCCTGAGTTTGGAGTATTATTGGCTAAATCATCCAACCAGGATCGCTTCCTTCTTTTTTTATAATATTTCCTGTGGACCTTTTTGTTGAAACTCCATAACGAAATTCTGCTAGTGATTTTTTCAATCTTTGTAAGTACCCAATCTATCATTTTTTTCACCATAAATTATTTGCTTAAAGTTATAACTCTTACAATCTTTTTAGCTCCCATATATATTTCTGTTTGTGCTTTTATCTTTTGACAAGAAAACTGCACTCTTTCAGGTCTAACCTGTCTCTCAGCTATTCTTTTTGACTTTAGGCAGTCACTCATTTTTTCTTTGTATGTGTGTTCAATTACATCACCTTTTAACATCATCAATAAAGCTACTACTGTTTCTATCATTTATAAGCTCCGTTTGCTCTTACTTTGTCTTTTAAAATTTCTAATGACTCTGTAAGTTTATCTACGTCTTTTATTAATCTCTCTATATTTACTTTGTTATTCATCATTTCATCAACTCTTGTAGTTAATTTTTCTATTTCTACAATAGAATCTTCTATAAGTAAAAATTGTTCTGAGTCTGCTGGTAAAGACCCCATCTCACCTCTTGGCCACTTAATCCTAAACTCTGTGTTTTTTTCTAAATCACTTTCCATAAGTTTTAGTTTTGTACTATGTACATTAAGAGTTTCTACCACACCAAAATATGCCCACACACCAACTGCAACAGCACCAATGATAGCAACTAAGTTTCTAATTGGTAAAGAAATCTGTGTATTATCATTAACCTTCATATTTTGAATCCTCTACGCCAGGACCTCATACTCCAAAAGGCAGGACTCAGAGACTTTTGCCCTTTTACTCTTTTTAAAACTCCGCCCATACGAGCTAAAAAAGACCTCTGCCTTGATGGTATGTTTTTCTTTATACTCATACCTCTAAAACCAAATCTTACTATTTGTACTCTATTGGTCCTTCTGTTTCTGACATACACAGCAAACTTTTTTGTACCTGTTGGTGATCTGAAAGGTTTATTAAGTGTAACTGATCTGCCCTTGAATTTTGCCATATCTACTTATTATCACAATAAGCACCAAAAACTAATTCTTTTTTGTCTGACCTATTTAGATAATAACCTTGTTGATCTTGCCAGGTATGTGTAGCATTTTGTTTAATCCATTGCTCTGCTTGGTCAAAACAGGTTAAATTATGATCTCTGTCTATCTTGATTGTATAATATCCTTCTACTGATGCTGACAGCAAAAGAATATATAGATATTTCATCTTAGAGTTCTAGGTCGCCATTTGTTACAAACATAAGTGTCTCTAACACCTCTTTGTCTAAATATGTAACAAAATCCATGCTTCCTAGAATATACTCCACAGCTTCCACAGCTATACTTACCTTGTGATGGTCTAAAGTCTTGTGGCATTCTATGGGGTATAAACTCTCCGTTAGGATAGAAGTTAGACCGCTTCATCTACCCTGTCCTCTATATTTTTTTTTGTGAAATTCTTTTGTATTCTTGTTTGGTCTTTTTGTATGTCTGCCTGGTCTTTTCTTCCTGGTCCTTTTGACATAAGTATTTACACCAAATATATTTTTTCTCTTAGCCATCTACTGTCTCTGCATCTGATTCAATAATTAATGGCAGAGGTTCAGTAATGTTTGTTTGTTGCACTCTATCGCTAAATCCTAGAATGTTTTTACTTAACCAGATTTGCATATGGGTATTGTCTTTTTTAAGAGCTTTATCCCACATCTTTTTACGCAAACTAGCTTTTCCCTTCTCTCTGTGTTCGTCAATAAAATCGGCAAAATTTCTTCGTAATGTTCTTGCAGATACACCTAATATTTTTGCAATCTCATAGTCAGGACATCCTATTTGACATAATCTACTTAGTATTTTGTAGTCTATCTGTAATCTAGGTCTGCCTACTGCATTGTGTTGTTTTTGTGAATCTGTCATAATTTTGTCCTATTTAGACTTCTATCTTTTTCATAGATATTATGCAACCTAAAGGGAA